GGTCTTCAAGCGCAAGTGCGCCAAATGCGAGGCGGGAAACTAAACCAAAAAGTTAATGACCAAATTGAAAGGGCTTTTCATAAATGGTCTAAGGCGCAAAATTGCGATGTTGCAGGAAAGCTTGCATATTCAGAAATCATCCGTTCAGCGGTTGCGGCTTGGGTTGAATCTGGCGAATGCTGGATAAGGATTATTAAGGGACAAAAATTTGGTGATAGTTCAGTACGTTTCGCGCTGCAACTGTTGGAAGCGGATATGGTCGATACGGACTATCAAGGCAAAGCAGAGAAGAAGGGCTGGCAATGGAAAATGGGAGTGCTTTTAGACAACTGGGGAAAACCAAGGAAATATGCTTTTTTAACTCGTCACCCTGGGGACACTCTCTTTGTAAATCAACCAACAGAAGGCAAAAAACACATCTTTGTAGATGCTGATTCTTGTATTCATTTAGCAAAGTTCGACAGACCCGGACAGACAAGAGGCGTTCCGTGGATGAGTAGCGCTATCCAGCGTATGCACCATTTAGAAGGATATGAACAAGCTGAAATCGTCAGAGCCAGAGCAGGGTCATGCCTTACTGCATGGATCAGTTCGCCGGAGTCAGAACTAGAAGGCGATGGCATTGTTGACGATGACCGAGTGTATGACTTAAGTCCTGGTTCGGTTAGGTTGCTTGGGCCAGGTGAGCAAGTACATGTTCCTGATATGCACGCCCCAGATGGTCAATTTGAGCCTTTTGTCCGTGCAATGCTTAGGGCTTTATCAGCATCTCTAGGAATTTCTTATTCAACATTGTCTAGGGATAGTTCGCAAAGTAATTACAGTTCTAGCCGTCTTGATCTATTACAAGATCAGGAATCATTTAAGGCTTTGCAGTCTCAACTAAAAGAGGTTGTTTTAGAAAAGGTCTATAACGAATGGCTAGAGGTCGCTGTTTTGTCAGGTGCTTTGCAGTTGCCTAATTATCAGACAGAGCCGGAAAGGTATCAGATGGCTCGATGGATGTTTAAAGGCGCAGGGTGGGTGGATCCCTTTAAAGAGTGCCAATCCAACAAACTTGCAGTTGAAAGTGGGTTCAAGTTGCAGAGTCAAGTATTGGCAGAACAAGGGATGGATCTTGAGGAGTTTCTTACAGCGAGAAAGAATGAAATTGATATGGCAGAACAGTTAGGGCTGAACTTTACGGGTGATGTTGCTACTCCTACGCAGGCTTTGTCTAAAGTGTCAGAGACACCTAAACCAGAAGTAGACGATGGAGAACAAACGTGACTTAGAAAAGACTCTCGTTCAACGAGATTTCAAACTAGAAGTTAGAGAGGTTGAGAAAGAAGACCGCACCCTTGAGTTTCCTTTTAGTTCTGAAACTCCTGTAGCTCGCTACTTCGGCAATGAGATTCTTGAGCATAGAGAAAAGAGTGCAAACTTAGATCGCCTAAATGATGGGGCGCCTTTGCTCTGGAACCATGACCCTGACAAAGTAATTGGAGTTGTAGAAAGGGCTTGGATTGATGAGAAAAAGAAAAGAGGTTATGCCAAAGTTCGTTTTAGCGAAGAAGAATTTGCGGCTTCAAAATATCGAGATATAAAAAATGGCATCATTCGAAATGTAAGTTTTGGGTACGTAATAAAAGATTCTCAACAGATAGAAAACACAGAGGACGTAGTTATACGTGACTGGGAATGCTACGAAATTAGTTGCTGTGCAATTCCAGCAGACGCCAGTATTGGTATATCCAGAACCGCTACGTCTACGCCTGACGTAGAAAAGGCATCTAATATGCCTGAAGAGGAACGTTCTCTGAATGTTTCAGCATCTTCTGATGCACCACCTAACCCTGAAAAAGAGTCCATGACCGCCACCCCTGAAAAAATGGAAGTGGTGCGTTCAGAGGTTGACAGTCAAAAACTGATCAAAGCTGAGCGTTCACGCATCCAAGAAATTCAAACAGTAGCTTCTAAGTACAACCTCCAAGATCTTGGGGATCAGTACATAAAAGAAGAAAGAAGCGTTGCAGATTTCAACGCCGCAGTACTTAAAGAGTGGAAGCCTGAGGCAATCACTCCTAAAGCTGATGATGCCGACATTGGCTTGACACCAAAAGAGACCCGTAGTTGGTCTGTTCTTCGCGCTATTGATTATTTAGCCAATCCTGGTAGTCAAGCTAAGCGTGAAGCCGCTGCTTTTGAAATTGAAGCTTCTGAAGCCGCCGCACAAAAACTAGGTAGAGCTTCAAGAGGTATCACAATCCCTAATGAAGTATTCAAAAGGGACATGCAGACGCAACCCGATACAGCGGGTGGAAACCTAGTAAGCACAGAGCTTTCAAGTGATTTTATAAGTCTCTTGACCAATGCTTCTGTCTTGGCTCAAACCGGTTCAAAAATTTTAACTGGCCTTTCTGGCAATATCTCAATTCCGAGAATTGGAAGCCAGCAAACTTCTTATTGGATTGGAGAGGGTTCAAATGTGACTGAATCCGATATGTCGATTGAACAAATCAACATGAGCCCAAAAACTATAGGGGCTATGACTGACGTCTCTAGGAAGTTGCTAATTCAATCTTCTCTAGATGTTGAATCACTTGTAAGACAGCATCTTGCTAATAGTGTTGCTTTGGAAATCGATCGCGCTGCGCTCTATGGAACCGGTTCAAGCGGGGAACCTCTTGGCGTTCATAATGTTACTGGTATTGCTACAGAGAACATCACAAACAATGACCCTACATTTGGCGAAATTGTTGCGATGGAATCTGATATTTCAGTAGCCAACGCTTTGACTGGAAATCTCGCCTATGTCACCCGCGCCAATATTGCTGGCGCAATGAAGGTAAAAGCCAAAGATTCTGGCTCTGGTCTCTTTGTTTGGGATAACGGAACCGTCAACGGCTATCCGGCCTATATCTCTAATCAAATCGAAGCTGGAGACGTATTCTTTGCAGATTGGTCATCGCTCATCATCGGTTATTGGAGCGGGCTCGATCTTCAAGTAGACCCATACACCGGCGGCGCTTCTGGCAACGTCCGTGTACGTGTATTACAAGACGTCGATACAGCGGTCGCTCATCCTGAGTCCTTCTGTCTAGGTGCATAAGCATGAAGCTTGAAGCCCTACGCAGTTTTGGATTGAAAGGCGAAGTGGTTGAGATTGGGGAGGTCGTCGAGGCCTCCTCCTCCGATGCCAGACAGCTAATTAATTCAGGACAAGCGAAAGAGGCTGTGGTTTGCGAGGTTCAAAAAACGGAACCTAAACCAAAAGCCAAGAAAACACCTAAACCTAAAACCACTCCAACACCAGAGGAATCTGAAGAATGACCATCCAAAACCTAGGTTCAAAAGGAACCGCAATCGACATACTCCCAAATGACGTGCTTGCGAGCACTGCAAATGGAAGTGCAATCGACTTACAAGGCTATGAAGGCTCAGCAGCTTTCACGCTTTCATCTGAAGCGATGGGCGCCAGCGTCACCTTGGCTGCAAAAATCCAAGAGTGCGCAACAAGCGGCGGCACTTATACAGATGTCAGCTCAGGCGGTTTCACCACAACGGCAGCTAATACCGCTGCTTTTGAGACAATCGCCTTGAACGTCTCTGACCTTAAGCGCTATGTAAGAAGCAGTTGTACCGTGGCTGGCGGAACTGGCACCGGCGCAGTCAATATCACTGCTTACGCTTCTAAGAAGTACACCACCTAGTAGTAGTTAAGTGTCATTTTCTGATGACTTAACCAGCATGTTTGATGGGCCCTTTGGTGTTTCTTGCACTGCGGGGTCCACAACTGCAAATGGAATTTTGGATGAGCCAAGCTCAGTTGTTGCGGGAGATCAAGTGATAATGATTGACAGAGTTTTGCATTGCAAATTTTCCGACTTTGGAACTCTTGTCGGTGGCGACAGTATCACCGTGAATTCTGTGAACTATAAAGTCAGAACTAACGAGCGTGGATTAGATGGCCTTACCTGTGAAATCTCATTGGAGAAGGTGTAAATGGCCTCTAAACGCGAAGACATATTGGATGCAATTAAAACTGCATTAGCCGGAACAACTGGAGTCTCAACGAGGATCTACAGAAGTAGAACTATCCCACTTGCGCAGAGATCAGAACTACCTGCCTTAATTATTGAGTGGAGTGATGACAGCGCAGAACAAAACACATCTCTGCCTACTCTTGATTGGTCTTTAAATGTCACGGTGACAGTCCTTAGCTCAGGAGACGTACCCGACGAACAGGCAGACAATACGATCGTTTCAGTTCACGCCAAAATGTGTGCTGATTTAACTCTTGGCGGTGAGGCAATCGACATTCAACCTACAACCGTTACCTTTGAGGCGATTGATGGTGATTCGCCTATTGGTGTAACGTCAATGGGTTTTTTAGTCCGATATAGAACAGACGTCGATTCAATTACCTAGTTGCTACGACTTAATAGCAAATGGCATCTAATATGGCATTAAATGTTTGACCTAGTAGTGCTGTGCCAAAACTAACCCGCAAACGGACAATACTTTTAAAAACTGAATCCAGTTATGGCACCGATCCGTCACCAACTGGGAGCGCTAACGCTGTATTAGTTCGCGATCTGAACATCGAACCGATTCAAAGTGATGAGGTTAGTAGGGATCTAATTCGCGGATACCTCGGCAATTACGACGTTCTCTTGGCTAACCAGCATGTCAATTTGTCGTTCGACGTGGAAATGTCTGCAAGTGGTACAGCAGGCACGGAACCTCACTACTCCCCAGCTCTTAAAGCCGCTGGCCTTGCGGTTACGACAGTTAGCGCTACAAGTAATACTTATGCCCCTGTTAGTAGTTCCTTTAGCTCATGCACTGTCTACGTAAACATTGACGGGGTAAATCATGCCGTCACAGGTTGTAGAGGAACTTTTTCGATCTCCTGTAGCGTTAACGAAATCCCAGTAATTTCATTCAACCTTACGGGTAAGTACAACGCCCCGGCGGACGTAACTTTGCCCACTTGCACCTATCAGAAGCAAGCTGACCCCGTTATTTTTAAAAATGACAATGTAAGCGGCTTTGAAATCTTTGGTAGTTCTATGGCTTTGCAGTCTTGGAGCTTTGATTTAAATAACGACACTGTTTATAGAGAGTTGATCGGGACAACAGCAACTAAAGAGGTATTGATTACAGATCGCAAGCCGTCGGGTACTTTGGAAATTGAAGCACCTGCTTTGTCAAGCAAAAACTTCTTTACCATTGCCACCGGAACAGCTACAGGGTCAAATAAATTCACTTATGACGCCGGTGGTGCTGGAAAGAAAGTTGAAGTCTCTTGTCCTTACACAGACATCAGCGCTCCTAGTTATGGAGATAGCGAAGGAATCGTGACTTTATCCTTGCCATTTGTTGCGACACCTAGCAGCGGTAACGACGAACTTTCAATTAAATATTTTTAAGTTGTTGCGTGCTCGTATGTAGGGGTTTACCCTATGCTCACGTATTAAATATTTATGGCATTCGTATTAAAGCAATCTGACAGCTATTCGTGGCCCGTCAAAGTTGATCTACCAGAAGATGGCAAGTTAAAGCGTCATACTTTTGAAGCGGAATTTAAAAACGTTTCGCAATCTCGTTTTCAGGAAATGATTGATCAGTCGTCAGCAGGTGAAATTAATGACATTGATGTAGTACGTGAGGTAATGGTTGGTTGGTCTGGAATCTTGGACGACAAGGGCGAAGAGATGCCTTTTGTTAAAGCTAAGTTCGAGGAATTATTAGACGTTCTAGGGATCTCTTCAGCAATTGCAACGGCATTTATAGAGAGCCGTATGGAA